CGACGATGACGACCGCGAGTTATCCGCGGCGCACCAAGCGGGCGGCAGCGAAGACGCTGAGGTCGAGCTCCCCGATGATGACGACTTTATCATCGAGACAGTCGACGACACCCCCGAGGTTGAGGAAGAGCCCACTGACGAGGATCTTTCTGGGTATGGACGTAAAGTCCAGAAGCGGATCACCAAGCTAGCTCGGGATAAGACCGAGGAGATTAGGAACCGCCAGGCTGCGGAGCAGCGGGAGCGCGCAGCGCTCGACTATGCCCGCACGGTCATGGCCGAGAAAGAGCGACTGCAAAAAGCGCTCGACGCGCAACGCGCGTCTACGACGGAGCAGACAAAGGGCCGGGTTGAATCCCAGCTTGAATCCGCTCAGTCGGCGTACCGCAGTGCCTATGAAGAAGGCGACGCCGGGGGCATGGCAGCCGCGCAGGTAAAAATTGCGCGCCTACAAGCCGAAGCGTACCAGATGGAGCGCGACCAGGCGCAGCTGCAGGCTCTGCGGGAGCAGCAAGCCGCACAAGCGGCCCAAGCGCAGTATCAGCCACCGCAACAGCCGCAGTATCAGCCACCGCAACAGCCGCAGTATCAGCCACCGCAACAGCAACAATACTCCGCGCTGCTACAGAAGTGGCTGAGTGCAAACGAGTCGTGGTGGCAGAAAGACCGAGTATTGACCGGCGCCGCAATGGGACTACACGAGCAGTTAATTGAAGAAGGGGTTGAACCAGACTCAAAAGAGTACTATGATGCCCTTACTTCAGAATTGCACTCGCAGTTTCCTGACCGGTTTTCTACCACCGACAAGAGTAAGACCAGGGCGCCCGTCGTCGCCCCCGCCACCCGCAGCGGAAAGAAACCACGACGTACGGTTAGATTGACCGCTTCCGAGATGTCCATTGCGACGTCTCTAGGGTTAACACCGAAACAGTATGCGGAGCAGAAACTCAAGATGGAGCAAATGAATGACTAGTACTACACGTGCGCCCCGCACTCGTCGTGTTGAAGAAACTCGAGAAGCTGAAGAGCGTGAACCTCAATGGGTCGCCCCCTCAGTTCTTCCAGAGCCAGAACCACGGGACGGAGTTTCGTTTAAGTGGGTTCGGACCGACATGGTCGGTAAATCGGACACTAAGAACGTCTCCAAAGCATTTCGCTCAGGCTATGTAGCTTGCCGACGTGCAGATTTCCCGGAGTTCCAAAACCTAATCACTGACGAAGGGTCAAAGTACCCTGAGGGCATCGAAGTAGGCGGTCTACTGCTCTGTCAGATCGACTCCCGCATGGTCGCGCAGCGTAACAAGTATTACGCGCAAAAAGGCCAAGCACAGATTGATTCGATCGACAATCACTACTTGCGTGAGTCTGACTCACGTATGCCGGTATCCCGAGGGGATATTTCCCGGCGATCAACGACTTCGTAACCGGCTGCTAATCCCGTAGGGTGATGTGGCCAAATTGAGGACCACATGATGGCTGATACATCATCACCCTACGGTCTGCGCCCCGTTAAGCGCGTAGATGGTCTACCGTGGACTAACTCCATTGAGACTTTTTTGATCGACCCAGCGGGTCTTTCTGGCAATCTGTACAACGGCCAAGTCGTGAAAATCGGCGCAGACGGCTACATCGACCTGGTCGAAAAAACTGGCGCAGATGCCACCACCCACTCCTTCCCTGCAGGTACTATCGGCGTGTTCGTCGGCTGTGAGTATGAAAACTCTGAAGGCCGCGTTGTACATAGCCAGTACTACCCTTCTGGTGCGATTAACGCTAAGGCCAAGATCATCTCCGACCCTAACGTGATTTTCCGTGCCCAGACCGACGGCGCCATTGACCAGACGTTTGTCGGGTCTAACACCCAGTTTGCCGCAGTCCAAAGCCACACCGCTGACACTGGCGGCAGCACCTTTACCGGCAACTCGCTGTCAAAAGTGAGCCGCAACGGCGGTACCGCGAAGACGACCACTGCAGCGTTCCGCATCATTGGTGTTGTCGATGAGATCAAGAACGATATCAGCGACGCCTACGTGGATATCCTGGTTAAGTTTAACCCGGGCTACCACTCCTATACCAACGCCGTCGGCATCTAAGGAGACTGATTAAATGGCTATTTCACGCGCTCAGCTCCTTAAGGAACTGGAACCCGGCTTGAACGCATTGTTCGGCCTCGAGTATCAACGTTATGCCGATGAGCATGCGGAGATCTACGCAACCGAGACCTCTAACAAGGCATACGAAGAAGACGTTAAGCTGTCTGGCTTCGGCGCCGCGCAAGTCAAAGAGGAAGGTGCGGGCATTCAGTATGACTCCGCACAAGAAGCATGGTCTACCCGCTATAACCACGAGGTTATTGGGATGGGCTTTGCAATCACCGAAGAGGCTATGGACGACAATCTGTACGACTCTCTGGCGAAGCGCTACACCAAGGCAATGGCTTACTCCATGGCCTACACCAAGCAGGTAAAAGCTGTGACCCCGTTGAACAACGGCTTCTCGACTGCGTACTCAACTGGTGACGGTAAGGCTCTGTTTGCCACAGACCACCCGCTGATGTTCGGCGGCTCTAACGCTAACCGCCCGGTGACCGCCGTTGACTTGAACGAGACCGCTCTCGAGCAAGCAGTGATCGACATCTCCAAGTGGGTAGACGATCGCAACCTGCCGATCGCAGTTCGCCCGATGAAGCTGATCCTGCCGCCTGACCTGCAGTTCGTCGCTGAGCGCCTGCTCGGCTCTAACCTGCGCGTCGGCACAGCGGATAACGACTTGAACGCGTTGCGCTCACTGTCAGCTATCCCGGAAGGCTATTGCATCAACCACTACCTGACAGACACCGATGCTTGGTTCTTGAAGACTAGTGTGACTGATGGCTTTAAGCACTTCCAGCGTAAGGCTCTGACCCAGAAGATGGACGGCGACTTCGATACCGGTAACGTGCGCTACAAGGCGCAAGAGCGTTACTCGTTCGGTGTGTCTGATCCTCTGGCAATGTACGCGTCTCCGGGCGCATAACAGGTCCCCCGCGGCGGTCCCTCCCTGCCGTCGCGGGTTAGGGAGGTAGGCAGTTTCTTCTCCGTTAGCCTACCTCCCACCCCTTACCTTCGAGGATACTGACATGGCTCAGACTAATTTTTCAGGCCCTGTGGCCTCTGCCGGTGGCTTCACTGGCGATGTAACTGGCGACGTGACCGGCACTGTAACGGTCCCTTCTTATGCGTTCGCCTCTCTGCCCGCAACTCCCACCGCCGGTGCCATCGTTCTGTGCACCAATGCTGGCGCAGGCTCGAATGAAGTCATCTTGTGCTACGGTGATGGCACCAATTGGCTCCGAGTCGACACCGGCGCAGCCGTGACCTCTGGCTAGTAAGGTCCAGGTAAATGAACGACATCCACGCTAAGCGGGTTACAGCGACGGGAGCGGTCCACGCGGGCCGCGCCCGCCTTCGCGGTCTATGGATCAAATCTGCCACGGCCGTAGGTACGATCACTTTCACCGACGGATCCGGCGGCGCCACGCTGTACTCAATCGACACCGCGGTGTCAGACAACACCGAAGAGACGACCCTCCCAGGCCGGGGTATCCTGTTCGAGACAGGCCTTTACCTCTCGGCCCTGCCTACTGGCACTATCGTTACGGCGTACTACGAATAAGCGGAGGCCAGGATGGCTGAGAAGAACGAAGAGTGGCACCTCTCAAAAAGCGTCCCCGTCACGATTATCGCTGTGATGGTCGTTCAGTTTGCCGGAGCCATTTGGTTCTTTTCCACGCTCGACAGTAGCGTAGCCACGAATGACCGGCGTATTGCCTCACTTGAAAATGAGGTGGCAGACATTCGAGCAACAGCCCAGACGCAGGCTGTGCAGCTCGGGCGTATCGAGGCTAATTTAGAGTCCATGAAAGAGACCCTGTCTCGGATCATGGTCCTGCTGGAGCGAGCAAATGGCAGCTAAAAAAGACCCCCGCTTGGCCCGGGCGGGTGTATCCGGGTATAACAAACCCAAGCGCACCCCCAATCACCCGAAGAAGTCACACATCGTTGTCGCAAAAGAAGGCGACAAGGTGAAGACCATTCGGTTTGGAGAGCAAGGCGCCAAAACTGCCGGTAAGCCCAAAGCCGGTGAGTCAGAGGCGATGAAGAAAAAGCGCGCGTCGTTCAAGGCTAGACATGCTAAGAACATCAAGAAGGGTAAAATGTCCGCGGCGCACTGGGCGGATAAGGTTAAGTGGTAGAAGTTTATGGCGGTCGTAGTTCCCACACTTCCTGAGCTCTTCGAAGATGCGTATGAGCGCGTCGGCCTGGAGATGCAGTCTGGCTATGATCTCGCCACGGCGCGGCGCAGCCTTAACTTGTTGATGCTTGAGTGGCAGAACCGCGGGTTCAACATGTTCATGGTCGACAGCGGCACGCTGTCTATATCGTCTGGCACGGCTACATATGACATGCCGGTTGATACGATCGACGTCATTGAGCATCAGATCCGCACGGGCTCCGGCACATCTCAGGTTGACTATAACCTCGGGCGCATCAGCGCCGCCGAGTATGCCCGCCAGGGCGTGAAGAATGTGACAGGCCGACCAACCCAGATTTATGTAGACCGCGCGTCTGATGGCGTGCATATCACGCTCTGGCCGGTGCCGGACCAGGCGTATACGCTGTCTTACTATCGCATGAAGGGTCTGGACGGCTTGGCGTCTGGTATTGGCACTACGGCGGGCATCCCGCCCCGGTTTGTTCCCGCGCTTGTCGCGGGTTTGGCGTTTGACCTGGCAGTGAAGAAGAAGCCCGAGAGTGCTCCTGCGCTGAAGGCGCTGTACGAAGAACAATTCCAGCGCGCCGCAGATGAGGATGAGTCTCGCGCGACATTCCGCGCCGTCCCGGATATGCGGGGGTACCGATGAGGTATGCAGCGGGTAAGCGCGCCTGGGGTATATGCGATCGGTCTGGGCTACGCTACCCACTCAAAGACCTCGTGCCCCAGTATCGCAACGGGGTTAAAACCGGACTACTCGTCGGCCGCGATCAGGTGGATGAGGACCATCCGCAAAACTTTATTGGCCGTGCTCGCACCGACGACGCACAAGCACTTAGAAACCCACGCCCGGAAACAACTAACGGACGCGGCTACGTTGGTTGGGCCCCGGTGGGCCACCCCCTGGTCCGGGTTAAAGTGCAGATGGGCTCTGTGTCGGTGGAGATTAGCTAATGAACTACGGCGAGCTTAAGCAAGCGATCCAAGATTACCTGGAGACATCGGAGACCACGTTCGTCTCTCAGATCCCGACATTCGTCAAGGCGGCGGAGCAACGCATCGTGCGCACCGTGCAGATCCCAGAGCTACGCAAAAACGCGACTAACACCCTGACGACCGGCTCTCAGTACTTGAAGCGCCCGATTGACTTTATCTCGGTCTACTCAATGTCTATCGCAGACAGCTCGGGGCAGTATTCGTTCTTGATGGATAAGGACGTTAACTTCATCCGTTCGGCATACCCCACGGTGGCTGCTACGGGCCTGCCGCTGTACTACGCTCAGTTTGATGGATCACGAGATACCGACCGCGGCACCTTTATGCTCGGGCCTACGCCGGACGCCGATTACATCGTCGAGCTGCACTACTACTATGATCCTGCGTCTATTGTCGGTTCAGACTCAAACACTACCTGGCTCGGTACTAACGCAGAAACCGCGCTACTCAACGGAGCGCTAGTAGAAGCCTACTCATTCTTAAAGGGTGACGCGGATATGCTTGCTGTGTATACTACGCAGTACAAGGAAGCGCTCGCTTTACTTGGTTCAGTTCAGGCGCGGTCACGTCGCGACGAGTATAGGGATGGTAAGTTATGATGGGTATGGCAGGGGGAACCCAGATGGGTAACGCGAAAGTCTTTTCAGTAGACGGCCGCGGGTTCACCCCAGAAGAGTTGCTGGAGCAGTACATGGATAAGCTGCTCCACATTTCAGATAACGCCGAGCCGCACGTGCGAGCTCAGGCACACGCATTCAAGCAGCAGATTGCTGGGTTGATGTTAAGCTACGGCAAGGCGGTGGAGCGTAACCACGCATCTACTGTTGCCATTAAACTTGAGGGTGCTGGGCACTCCGACATGGCCAGATACGTAAGGAGTATGTAACATGGCAATCACAAGCGCAATCTGCAACTCGTTCAAACGCGAGTTGCTCGAGGCACAACACGACTTCTCTAGCGGCACGTCGCAGACATTTAAGATGGCTTTGTATACGAGCTCAGCCGCGCTTGATGCGGATACGACTACGTACTCGGCCACGAATGAGATCTCCGGCACTAACTACACCGCTGGCGGCGCCTCCATCACGGTTACCACTAACCCGACCATCGGTACGGGCGTCGGAGCCGGCGAAGCAGAGACTATTTATATGGGGTTCTCTGACGCCTCGTGGGCTTCTGCTACATTCACCGCTAACGGCGCTGTGATCTATAACGACAAAGCTACAGATCAGGCGATCATGGTTATCGCATTTGGCGGAGATAAATCTGTGTCTAACGGCACATTTAC